CCCCACCCCTAGCCCCTCCCCAAATGGCGAGTACGCAATTTAGGGAGGGGAATTTGAAAGGAGCACAGAATAATGGTGAAGATCAAATATATCGGTCCCAATTCAAAGGTCATCGCTGGGAAGCGTCTGCTTCCGGGTGAGACCATAGAGGTCAATGAAAAAGTCGTGGATACGCTGCGCAGCGATCCCGATATCGAGGTTTGGGGCGAGCTTCCAAAGGCAGAAGAACCTGTGTCACACGTCGCAGAAACGCCCGAGGAAAACGAAGCGCCAACTGAAGCGCCCGCGTCGCAAGTTCCAGACATGCCACAGCCTATTAAGAGGACACGAGGCAAAAAGAAATGACCGTAGCGCTCGCTGATCTAATCCTTGACCTGCAGGAGGATGTTCCCCCTGTGGATGGCATTCCGAGTGATGCGCAGTATGAGCGTGCAATCAAGGATGCCGTTGCAGAGTTCTCGCGTCAGTGCGGATTGGTGAAGAATACCTTTATCAACATCATTTCGGGCACTGCCACGTATAACCTGCCCAGTGATTTCCTAAAGAAAATCGAGTTCGATAGCCCATATGACCCTAAGCATGGCGTCATGATCACATCCACAGGGATCATCCCATTTGGCAACCTGACTCCCTTCGAGGAAGAGATCACGATTCAAAATGGAGTGATGACCATCTATCCCACGCCCGCATACACAATGGAACGTTATTTGGAATACAAAGCCGCGTGGGTACTGGATGGATCGGACAATTATCCGCTGACCGAGGATGAAGTGGAGATCGTGATGCTGAAGGCAAAGGCAATTGCATTCGAGAAGATCAACAATGCCAGTGCATCAGGCGTTTTCCGCTACACGATCGGGAATATGTCCGTAGATAAGAGTGGGCTGGGCGATGGGTATTCCAAGCGGGTGGGTGAGTTCGAAGATAAGTTCGAACGTGCCTGCAAACATTACAACGGAACGGTGCGGATATGTTGAGTGCAAACGATTGGCAAATGATGCGAGATCTCGCTGCAAAGGTTCGCACTGATCGTTCCTTCGATGTGGAGTTCCGACGCGGTGAGTCGACGCTGGATGCCCAGGAAGTGCGCATCGAAGCGGTGGGACGTGGATTCCATCTGCAAAGCGATGCGGCCCGCGAAGCGCGTGTGGCAGTGGTGGTCTTCGGCGCACCCGATCTGGATGTGGCAGTGGAAGACCGTTTCACTGTGGACGGTGTGCTCTACCGTGTGGTTTCGATCGCTCCAAACAGAGATATCGATACGCAGGCTGAAGCGGTGGCGGTGGAGTGAAGGATGCCTGGCTCTGGTTTTGAATGGGTTGTTTCGCCAAAGGTGATCGCAAAAGGTCTTGACGACTATGGTGAGCGGGCGCTTGTTGCGATCCAGGCTGTGGCGAATTATTGGGGTCAATCCATCCAGGATGAAGCCAGGCAGAATGCGAGCTGGGAAGACCGCACAGGAAACGCACGGGGTGGGCTGTTCTTTGCGGTGGACGGATTCGGGCTGGAACCGCTGACAGGAGAGGTGACGCCTGAAGCCAAAAGCGAAATGAGCGATGTGGGTGTGGAGAGCGGTTCGAAGGATACGTTGATCATCACCCTGGCTCACACGGTCTTTTATGGAAAATTTCTGGAGCTTAAGAATGGTGGTCGATATGCCATCATTATGAGCACGCTCGAACGTAATCTTGGAAAATTGGAACGTCAAGTCCAGGACGTATTCAGAGGATGACATGCCTTCTTTGCGACAAAGAATAGATGCATTTTTCAAGCCGCCCTCGGCTGAGACCACAGCTGCCCCCACCGCGCAGCAATCTATTGTGGGAGAGTATGAAAAGCTGAAAGCGGACCGTGAGCGCCTGGCGAAGATCAAGACCTGCAGGCTGATGTATGACACGGATCCACGCGTGAAGAAGGCATTGAAAATGTATGCAACTGATGTGGTGAAGGCTGGTTTCATCGTCAAAACCGAGGATGAGCAGGCAAAGCAGATCGCAACCAATCTACAGAAGCGCATCGGCTTGAATAAGAAATTGCAGGATGTGGTGAGACTCTCAGGACGGGATGGTGACTCGTTTTATGAGATCGTGGTCGATGAACAATCGAACATCAGCGAAGTTTCTCGCAAACCCACACTTCGGGTGCGAAGGAACAGCAATTCGGCAGATAAGTTCGACAATCCGAACAAGGCGTTTTATATGGTGCCTGATAACTACCTGGGAGCTGATGTTCCGACGAATGCGGTGTTCTTCTCTGAGTGGCAGATCATCCATGCACGCTGGGAGCATGATGATGAGAGCCGTTATGGAAGTCCGATGTGGGCAAGCGCGACGGGTGCCTTCAAACGTGTGAGTGAGGGTGAAACCGATATGGCCGTGCGGCGCAAAGTGCGAGCTGGCATGAGGCTCTTGCATGTGGTGGAAGGCGCCGAATCGGATGTGAAAATCTATAAGGAGATGAACAAGGAGGCTTTGGATAAACCGACTGCCGCGCATTTGGATCTCTTCTCGAATAAGCCTGGCTCGATCACGGCGATTCAGGGCGATGCGCATTTGAATGAGATTAATGACATCCTGCACCAGGTGGCAACGATGTTTGCGGCCAGCGATGTGCCGATGGAGCTTGTAGCATATGGTGAGGGACTCAACAGGGACATCCTGGGCGAGAAAAAGGACGAATACGATGAATCGCTCGACGATGGGCGGGAATGGGTCACAGAAGAGTTTCTGAAGCCGCTGATCGAACGTCAGTGGCTGTTGAAGGGAATCCTGCCTGCGAATATAGATTACAAGATCATCTGGCGCAAAGCCAAGTCTCTGACGCCCGCAGATCTGCGTGACCTGGCTGATGCAGGATCCCGCTTAAAAGTGCTGGGTGTGAAGGATGAGATCGTGCAATTGATCATGGCATCCTTCCTGCGGGATGTGGATATCGATATTTTGAATTCGGATGGGTTCTCTGCGGAGCAGTTCGCGAAGTCGCTGCAAGGCATAAGTATATAGGAATTGGTAAATGGTAATTGGTAATTTGCTCACCGAGAAATCCAAGACTGCCAAGCTGATCGAGCAGCTGGAGAAGATCCCGCTGGGGAGGATATACCAGGCTTCCTTCCGTGCTGTGGTGCGGTTGCATCTGTACTTTACAGGTAGAACGCATGAGCTAATGCTGGACTTCACCGAAAGGGCGCAGGCGCTGATCCTGATGAAGGCAGGCAAGGACCAGGTGCTGGATGGAACGAGCGGGTTTATTGTGCAGACGGAGCTGATGAAGCTGTGGGGCGATACGTTCAAGGAGTGGAGTGAAGAGTTCGAGAAGGTGAGACGGGAGGCGGTATCCATCCCGTTTGGGGTGATGGCCGTTTTTCATGAGCGGATGGTGTTGCCACTCACCACAAAGAACACAAAGAGCACGAAGGAGGAGACCCTTCGCTCCGCTCAGGGTGACATTGAAGAAGCTGTTGAAGATGGCGTGTTCCGCCCTCAGCTAAACATCGTATTGAATGCGGCGGGGGAGCATCTTTATGGCGATTCGTTGAATCTCTCGCAGCGGATCTGGCGGATCGATCGGGAGGCGCGGGATGGGATCAATGCTGTGCTGATGAACGGAATCTCGAATAGTTCTTCTGCTTGGGACATTGCCCAGCAGCTGGAGGGGTATCTGGGAGCGAACGCAGACTGCCCACGCTGGACATCCACGCGGCTCTATGGCAGGACCAAGAGCCAGATCGCCACGGGTGATACCACAGGCTTGCTCAGTGGCAATGCGTGCGATGGGCGCGGCGTTTCATACAACGCCCTGCGCCTGGCACGGACCGAGATCCAAAAAGCACATGCGCTGGCCACCGACAAAGTTCTGATGAGCCAGCCCTGGGTGGAGAAGGAAAAAGTTAATTTAAGCGCCGCTCACCCCGAAACAGATATCTGTGATGATGTGACAAGTGGAGGGGAAAAAAGGGAAGGGGTCTATCCAGTGGGTGAGATTGAGCTTCCGCTGCACCCGAATTGCCTGTGCTATAAGACTGCAGTGCTGATGGCCGAGAAGGAATTCACCTCCCAGCTGAGAGGCTGGATGCAAGGCACAGAGAGCTGGCCGGAGATGGACGATTACGAACGGATGATCGGCGGCGATGTGAGTCAATCTGTGCTGCCGAATGCGATCAACCTGGCGGTGTGGCTGTTCGGTGCAGACCTGGAGAAGTGGTTGCCATGAGTCTCAGTGACGAAATCAAGACCGCGCTTTTGGCTGATGCTCCCCTGGTAGCTCTGCTCACGGGTGGGATCTACAACGATGTGGAAGAGATCTCCAGGCAGAACACGCCAGGCGCGTTCGATGCCACTACGAAGGAATTGAAGCCCTGTGCGTTGATCAAGTACAACACCGAGCTTCCACTTCGCAGCGGATACCTGAGAGCGGTCAACGATCCATTCACGATCTACTTTTACCAGCGCCAGGGATTTGACGTGATCGAGCAGGCAATGGATCTGGCATTCAATGACCTGAACGAACAGAAGGTCGGAACGAATGTCTGGAATATAGAGTTCGATATCGCAGTGCACCAACAGCGTGACGTGGCTTTGGATTGTGCGCTCGGCATGCTGAGATTTGTAGCGAAGCGGATGCGGTAGTCTCGTGGACGCTCGCAACGACATTTGAAAAAGGAGATTAACAATGGCACTTGAAACACATCCAAAACCGTACGGATTGAACGACATCAAATTGACTTCGATTGATGGAGCTGACCAGGTGGATCTGCCCGCGGCCACCAAGCTCACGTTCAAGGAACGCATCAAATCTGCAGAAGGGCCAGGCGACGATATGCTCTCAACTGTCGTTGCGGTCCGCGATGCAGTCGAGTGGGAGCTGGAGAATACCGGCCTTCCGCTTGAGGCCTATGCCATCATATATGGCACGACGACGGGCACGACTGGCTCCACACCCAACCAGGTCAAGACCCTCAACCATCAGGGTGGCGTGCGGCTGCCATATTTCAAGATCTATGGCAAATCCCTGGGCGAGGGCGATGATGATTTGCATTGCATCATCTACAAAGCCAAAGTGACCGAAGGTCTCGATACGGCCATGGAGTATGGCGAGCTGATGAAGCCCACCATCAAAGGCATAGGCATCGACGACGGCACGAACGGGATCTTCGATTGGGTCCAGAACGAAACCGCTGACAACCTGCCCACGAGCTGATCATGGCAAAAGAAAATCTTGATCGCATGATGCAATCAAAACAGGCACGTTCACAAAACTTGAAGAAGTGGCGTGAAAGCCGGCTGCACGAGGAAACGCTTCCGAGCGGACTGGCGGTGGTCATCCGGGATGTAGATCTTGCGAGCATCGTCATCGAGGGGAGCATTCCGAACACGCTCATCGATGTCATCACCCAGGAGGGTTTCCAGCAGCTGAGCGAGGAACAAGCCGGTGCGAAGCTGATGGCCGAGCATAAGACGGATTTCAACACGCTGCTGTTCGAGCTGATCAAGGCCAGCCTGGTGGAGCCAGCGATCGGCGACAAAGC